GAGCCTTTCAGGGCGTCCATGCCCTTGCCGGAATCCTTCGACGCGCGGGTCACCCCGCGGAAGCCGCGCTCGCCCTTCTTCTGCGCGTCCACCAGTTTCAGGAAGCCCTGGACGGCCTTCGCTTCGTTGCCTTCGAGGTCAAATACGACTTTACCCATGTGTCAATGTCCTACCTAATACTCATTCAACAATGCCGCCAGCTCGCACTCGGCGAACGTCGGGTGATACCCCGGCTCTAGCCCCCGTCGCCAGCGGTCGAAGACCCGGAGACCGCGGGGCTGGATTGTTTTTTTTTACCCTCGTCCTTCGCATATGCCCTGATCCCCGCCTCGAAGGTCGGCCAGTCCACCAGGGCCTGAATCACCTTTTCGAGCGTCCCCGTCGAAAGGAGCTTTAGCGCGGAGACCTCCTGCGTCCCGAGGCGGTAGTTGAGGGTGAGCGCCTCCGCCGCCAGGAGCCAGAGTTCCACCTCGGATTCCGCGAACCGGAAACGGTCGAGGTCGGCGCCGCCCGCGCCGAGACACTTCTCCAGTTGGCTCCAGAGTGCCTCCACGCGACCGCCGAAGGCAGCGTATCGCGGCAGGATCTCGCGCACGAGCTCGCCGTCCGGACCCAGGATCAGCGATTCGGGAAGAGCTGTCCCCCGGGGGAAGACGCGGGCCGCCGGCACCAGCCAGTCGTGGCCGTCGGCCAGACGCACCAGGTGTCCGGCAATCTGCTCGCGACGGGCGAGGTCAGCGGGTCCGGGCGGGTTTCCCCGCTCAAACGCCAGCCAGTAACCGCCGGCGGGCAGTCGTGGGCATTCCCGCCACTCCTGGGCGTCGGCGAAATAGCCGCAGCGGGGTTTGACGCCGTCCTCGGCCGCCGGGTGCAGCGCCACGACGATGCCGGGGCTGTTGCCGTCGGGGCCCGCGCCCGTCACCTGGGCGACGTCGAACGAGGCCTCGCCGAAGACGGCAGCGAGCCCGGTTTCAGTCTCCCGAAGGGCGTCATCGCCGGGTTCGAGCGCCACCCGCCCGGGCAGAAAATACAGAAATCCAGCCATTGACGGTTTTCTCCTTTTTCAGCTTTTTGGCCCTTTTCTCTTTTCAGTTAGACGATGTCGGCCGCCGTGCTGATGGCCAGGATCGCGTTGGTGCCGTCGGACGTCGGGGTGATGGTGACGGAACTGGTGACAGGGCCTCCTCCGTGGGAGCCGCTCGAGGAGTCCACTGAGATCATGCCCTCATCGATGGTGAACGAGATATGGTTTGAGGCGTCGTCCGCCTCGCGCGTCACATTCTGCGTGACCTTGCGCAGGTAGACGATGCTGTCGGTGGCGCCCTGGGCGGCGCCCGCGAGGCCGAAGGTCCTTAATGCCAGCGCGTCGAGCGTCTCGATGGTGATCGAGGGCGCCCTGCCTTGCACCGCGGCGAACGTCGGCCAGACACTGCCGTCGGCGCCGAGGACGAGTTCCACGATGCCGAAGTTGATGGTGATATTCTGCACGCCCTCGAGCTGCACGCCGTTGATCATCACGGGGCCGGCGACGAAGATCTCGTCCACCGTCGGCGTCCCGAGGAGCGCGGCGTCCGCCGCCGCCACGACGATCGGCAGGTTCGTCCCGTCGTAGGTGGCGATCGCCTCCAGCGACATGACCGCCGGTGGCGGCGAGAGCCCGCCGGCCGCCGTGATTGTTCGGGGCAGGAGGAGCCCTTCCTTGATGGTGAGCTTCTGGTGCGTGGCGCCCGCGGTGCGCGTCGCGCCCTCATCATACTGCTGGAACCAGGCCTCCAGGCCCGCCTCGTCGGCATCGGCGGTAATGGCGAGGCCCGCGATGCCGATCGTGCCGAGTACGGTGGCAATGGCACTCGAGGAGAACGCCAGGCGCGGCTCACCGCCGGCGAGCGCCACGAACGTCGGGTCGACCGCCCCGTCGGCTGCTACCAACATGCGGTTGGCAGCTGGGTTGACGGCGAAATCGGACACCTGGTCGATGAGGACGTCGGCGGCGCCCACGGTGTCAACTTTGACCGCGTAAATGGTATGCGCTTTCATGGCTTCATCCTTTCAGCTTCTCTAGCTAGGCTAAGCTAAAACCGTTTGACCTCGGTTTTTGTGATGGCGTTGAGCCGTGCGGTGATATTCTTGTCCACCAGGTGCGCCAGGCCCGTGACCTCGTCGGTCGTAACCGCCGTAATCTCGTCCGCCTTGTGCACCTCGTCGCGGTTCTTGTGATATTGATAAAGGTACTTCGGACCCATGAGCTTGCCCCGTGCGCGCTTGGAGGTGCCGCTCAGGGTGATGGAGCGCAGGAGCATCCGACGCATATCGCCGCTCCAGACGAGCGGCCGGGTATGGCCCTTCCTCCGCTGCTTGCGCTGCTCGTACTTGGCGCTGCGTGCCTTGTAGCCGTAGCGGGTCGTGGCGCTTTCAAAGAAGTGCCGGCGCAGGAACTTGTGATGCCATTCCTTGACCGCGTCCTGGAGGGCGGGCTTCACCGCCCGGCGCAGTTCCGCCAGCGTCGCCTCGGGGCTCCCAACATAGGTAATCGTTCCACGTACCGGCATTTCAGGTCTCTCAAAGCCCCCACGAAAACTCGTATATCACCTGGTAGTAGTCGCCTTCGACGTCGCCCTCGGCGGGCAGGCTGCGGGCGGGGCCGTCGGCCTTCCGCACCGCGTTGACCGCGAGGTAGCCGTTGGAGGCGGCCAGTGCAAAGACAGCCGAGAGGATGGCGCCGATGTTGTTGGCAAACTCGAAGCCGGCATTGGCATAGCTGTCGACGAAACCGGCGCTCACCTCGGCCTCGAAGAGGATCTTCACGGAGCCCTCGGCGATAAAATGGTTGCGCGCGCCGCCGGCGAAGGCCTCCGCCGTCCAGTCGTCGCCCTGCATGACGAGCGCAAAGGGCCTTGTCGGCTCGTCTTCGGCCACATAGTAGACGTGCGCCTCGGCCGCCGCGATCGTCGCGACGTCGCACCAGGCCTGGAAGGCGTCCGTCGCCGCCAGGAGCTCGCGCATCCGGACCAGCGGCAGGCTCACGAAGCCGGCCGGCGTCGCCGAGTGCAGCGTCCAGCGCATCGGTATATGCGCATAAAGCGTTGTCATGGCCTATCTATCTCCTCGCCCGCAGGTCCTCGCGGGAGCGTTCGACCAGCTCCACACGCTGTACGTCGAGGGCGTGGGCGCCCGCCTGGGGGGCAACCGACAGCACCGACCAGTCCTCCGCGTCCACCGTTAAGGTCGCCCCGCGCACGGGGGCTGCGACGTCAGTCATGGCGATGACTACACGCGCGCGACGTATGCGGGTTGACCCGTCCTCGGCCGTGACCGTCTCGGGCGGGTCTTCTTCCCAAACGGCCTTCGCCACGGCCACCGCCTCGCCGCCTGCCGGCGTGTAGGTGACCGCCACGCCGAAGGTCGACAGGATGTCGGGGAGCGCGGTCGCCGCGAACTCGGTTTCAAAGGTGCTGCTCATCCTGATTCCTGCCTATCTCTCTCTTAATGGGCGAACTGCACCAGGTCCACGTCCAGCCGGTCGAGGGTCGCAATGAGCGCCCCGTGTTTGGCCTGGATGTGGGGAATCGCCAGCTTCTTCTCGTGAAATTCGGCGCGGAGCTGCATCACCCTTTCGATCGTGCCGTCGATCACCATCTTTTCAAGCACTGCGTACTCTGCCCCCTCGATATCCATCTTGATGACCACCTCGTCATCGAGCGCCACCGTCCGCGCGAGCCACGCGCTGAAATCCACGCACTCGGCATCGAGCGGGTGCGCGAAGTCGAGGTCGCCCGTCTTCTTCTCGCGCAATACCGAACTCCACTCGGAGTTCGGGCGCGTCGGGCTGCGGTAGAGGGGAATGTGTCCAGTCTCGGTCCACGCCGCCTTCTGGATAAGGTGTACGTGCGAATAACGCTCGCGGATCCTGCCCCAGTTGGCGTGTGAGAGACAGGCGGGATTCGGTTCAAAGGCGTAGATGATGTCGTCGTCGAAGTTCTGACACCGCGCGAGGACCGTCTTGCCCTTATGCGCCCCGAGGTCAATGTAGATTTTCTTCATGATGCCGGACCTCCCGGGAAGAAGGGGCGCGTGTCGATGGTCACCAGCTCGCCGCGGCGATATCTCTCGCGCAGGTTGACGGTGCGCTTGTGATAGACCAGGTCGTAGGGGTTGGCGCGCGGCGCGGCGAGGCAGTCGCCGGTATCCACCGAACTGCGCGGCACGAAGCGCAGGTGGAGACAACGGAAGTAGGAGCTGTCCCAGTCCGCCTCGTTCAACCGCGCATGGCGGTCCGCATACCGGCTTGTACCGTCAATAAAGTGGACGCTTGCCGTCGGGAAGAAAAGCGGGTGCCTGCCACTGACGCCCCAGCTCGCAAGGAGGCCCATGTTGTAGAGCTTGCTGGGGTCAGGCGTGGGCGGCGCCAGGTAGCCGGCGGCGGTGTCGCCGTAAATCCTGACACAATGCAGGAAGTTGGCGCGAATCACCCAATAATTCTGATATGTTCCCAAGAGGATCTCCGCGCGCAGGCGCACCAGGCCCGCCGGGTCGTAGACCTCGTCGCCGTCGACCCCGAAGACCCACGTGTCGGTGCCGATGTAGGGTTGGATGACCTCATGTGATTTTGCCAAGTCGGGACAGGGGCGCAGGTCTACTCGCCCGGGGTGCTCCCGAGCCACCCCCGCGACGCGCTCGGCGGTGCCGTCGCTCGAATTGTTGTCGAGGACGATGATCGAGTCACATAGGGCCAGCGCATTGGCGAGCACCCGCGCGATGTAATACTCCTCGTTCCGGACCAGGCTGATGCCGATGATCTTCATTCCTCGGCCACCTCCACCGGTCTCAGGTCCGTCTTGCCGCTCTCCATGTGCTGGAAGATGACGCACTGGCGGTCGAGGTCCACGTCGGGGTAGAACTCGGGGAAGACCGTGTAGCGCATGACCGGCTGTTCATCGTGGCGGAAGCGGCGCAGCCAGTCGGGGCGCTCGACGTTCTCGATCAGGCGTTCGAGGATGCTGATGACGAACTCGCGCTCGCCCACCCAGACGCCGGCGTTCAGGTAGCGGTTGCGCAGGCCGAACGAGTTCTCAACCTCGCGGCTTTCGGCGAGATATTCCGCCGACTCCCGCGGCCACTCGTTGGCGGCTGCGTTGAACAACATGCGACAGCCGGGGAAGTATTCAAGGTAGCGGCGCATAATCTCGTCCGGGTGTTCGGTGACGAGCACGTCGAAGGCGTCCAGGGCGATGACATAGGGAACGTCGAGGCCGCGGAGGTACTCAAGCGCCAGGTATGGTTTGTGGATGTTGTGCCAGCCCGCCGCAGGCTCGCGCAGCACGTGGTAATCGACGTTCATCAGGTCGAGGCATTGTTCGAGGATGGTCGCGCGGTCAGACGTGCTCCAGGTGATGATCTGGTAGGACAATTCCGGGTCGGAAGGGGCGAAGGAGCGTGCAGCCAGGTCGCGCAAGACCTCCTGCGTGCGGACCGCCCAGAAGCCGGCGCGCCCGTTCTTGCCGGTGGCGTGCTGGACGATCGGGTAGGTGCCGGTTCGGTAGTTGTGATAGCGCATCGAGCCTCCGTGGGTGGGCGAGGCAGTGCCTCGCCCCTACAAAACATCGGGGGTGGGCGCGCTCGACGGCGGCGGCTGCCGAGCGCGCCCTGGGTGACTGACTGACATCCCCAAGGTGATTGATTGTCTAGCTGGTCGGGTCGACCTCCATGAGGTGTCCGAGGTACTTGTCCACGACGACCTCGTCTTCGTACAGGTCGCCCTGCACGATGGTCGATTTCGTCTGCGGCTCAAAGTAGAGGTTGAAGTCAATGTCCGTGCCGGGGCCCATGGCGTCCCAGTTGATGATCCGCGCGATGCAGGGCTCGGACGGGTCGTCGGTCTCCGCCACGCGGCAGACCATCGCCAGGTCCTCGTCCCAGATGTCGGTGACGGTGGCCGTCGTGTCCGCCTCGTTGCCGGAGTTGTAGACCGCCTTGCCCGCGAAGATGTACTTGAGCCCCAGTATCGGGGCGAGCACGGCGAGCACCGCGTCCGGGGTGGCGACCGTGATGCCGGTCAGGAGCCCCGAGATCGCGGTGTTCACCATCGTCAGGTTGGTGACCTGCTTCTGCGAGCAGATCAGGGCGTTCGCCTCGAGGCCCGTGTTGGCCCGGACGTATTCCTTCGCCGCGGCAACCTGCCCGCGGACGTCTGAGGCGGCGGCGTCCCAGGGGGCGGCGTGGTAGTCGGTAAACAGCGACGCGCCGGTCCAGGTGGCAATATCGAAGAGCAAGTCCGCGATGCGCTTTTCGCGGCCGGCGAACAGCTCGCCCTTGACGGTCCTGCCGCCGACGACCTGCGCCTGCATGATGCTGCGGTAGAGCGCCTCCGTCTCCACCGGGATCTTGTGTTCGTAGCCGTGGTCGATACACTCGAACGGCGTCCCGCCGGTCCCGAAGTCTCCGCGCTGGTAGTTGGCGCCGGGCGCGCGCTGGAGGCCCGCGTTCTGCGCCATGGTGGACTTCCGCGTGATCTTGGGCAGCGAGCCCTGTTTTTCGCTGGAGTTGATCGGCCGCGCGACCTCGCCGGCGATGAACTTCTGGTTTTGGGGGTCGAACTCAAATACCGCCTGGGCGATCCAGGGGGCTGGGATGGTTCCGGTATAGCTTACGCCCATGGTTTTATCTCCTCATCAATGTGTCTCTCCCTTCCGAGCGAGGAGAATGCCGAGTGTTTCTTGCGCCCGGGCAGGCGGTCTCGGCTCCGCCGTTCGGGGGCTACCCTAGCCCGGGCAAATGCGCTTGGCAGCGCGGACTACTACGTTAGGTTATCGCAGCGACCTCGAAGGAGTGGATCACCGCCATCTCGACGATGTCCGCGATGGTGCCGGAGACCTCCATCGCCACGCCCACGACGATGCCGCTCGTGACGGCGTCCGTGACCCTGCCGCTGGCGGCGCTATACAGGAGGTCGCCGACCGCCAGGTCGTTGACCGCGGCGAGCACCTTGCAGGTCGCCACGCAGTTCAGCATCCGCACGGAGACATGGTCGCCGTTGTCTACCGCCTCCTGCGTCACGCCGATGACGTTGCCCTCCTCGCCGCCGACGCCGCCGGTGTAAACCACGTCGCCGGTGGTGGCCTCAATCTTGACCAGGGCCCACTGTACGAGGTCCTCGCCCGCCTTGAAGGTTACGGTCGGGCCTTCGTTCTGAGTCGCCATTCGTCTATCTCCTCGGTTTGAAGGTGTCTGTCTGTCTGTCTGTTGACGCGCGCGGTCAGACTAGACTATCTCCGCGGGAAGCGCGCGTTCACGTAGTCGTCGGCCGTCTTCGGGTTCTCGCCCGCCTCGGCGAATACCGCCTCGTCGAGCGTCGTGCCATCGGCCTTGGCGCGTGTGCGTGCCCGCGACATGAAATCATCGGGCGCACCGTCACCGCCCTCACCGAAGGCGATTCCCTCGGCGCCGGCGCCGTCAGCGCCGTCAGCGTCATCGGCCGGCTGTGCGGGAGCCTTTTTGAGCGCCTCGATCTCGGCGTCCTTTTCGACCAGGAGCACGTCCTTGAGCGCGGTCTCCGCCTCGGCGACGTCGTGGCCCGCGGAGTACTGGTCGATCACGAACTGGGGACGCTCGCCGAACTTCGCGCGCAACCTGGCGAACCGGTCCCGCTCCGCCTGCTCGGTTTCCCTCTTTGCCGCGTCCAGGTCCTCGGTCGATATCTTCTGGACCTGGTCGACCGTCTTTTCTGCCATTGGAATCTCCTTCACATCAGTTACCGTTTGGGGAATGACCGCCAAACCTCGGCGGTCCAGATAGTTGGTCAGATAGTCGCGGGCTCGCTCGCTTTCGACCCCGAGCCCCAGTTCCACGTCGGCCGGCAACAGTTCGGATAATCCGAGCGCCCAGTCGAGAAACCGGTCGGCGTTGGCGGCGACCGCGCCGAACTCCGGCGCCCCGAACATGCCACTGTTGGCCGCCGGTTCGTCCACCGCGTCAACGGCATGGAGATGCGCCAGTCGTGCATGGGGCAGGTTGTCCGCGTTGTCGGAGTCGGGGGAGAAGAAGCGCCCGTTTTCGCTATCGTGCGCATCCACAAACGCCTGCTCCGCGTCAATGTCGTGGCTGAAGACGATCGAGGTGCCGAAGGCGTCCGGGTCCTCCTCCGCCAGGTCGAGCACGTAGCCGGCGAGGTTGCCGTCGGGGGCCCGCTCGGCGACCTCCGCCAGGTGCAGGTCCGCCCGGACCTGGTCGCCGTCGAGACGCAGGTTGTGGGCGCGCCCGAGATACTTCCCCAGGCCGTCCGAGCATAAGCCCGGGTGCGTAAAGCGGCTTTTGAGGCCGTGTGCTGTGCTGTTGCCGGCGGTGACCACCTGGGCAAGAAACTCGTCGTCGAGCCAGAGGTCATGTCCGAGGGCTTCGCCGCGGCTGACCACGGAGAAACCACGGATGACGTTCTCGTCGCGGTCCACGCCGTCGGCCCCCGCCGCGAGGCCCCGCGCCAGGCGCGAGCGGGTCCAGTCCGTCAGGGCTTTTGACGATGATTGAGCCTCGGGAGCCGGCTGACCCGGGCCCGGACGTTCGGCGCGCCGCATCTGGCCGCCGCACTTAGGGCACTTGATATTGGCGCAGTGCTCTTCGCTTTCGAGCTTGTGTCCGCACGCGATACACTCGCAGTTGTATTTTACGGGCTCGGCTGCCATGGTCAGGGCTCCTCATCCACGGGCGACGTCCGCCTCAGGCGGATCGCCCCTACATCAAGGTTCGCGCGGCGCGCGCGGTTCGTTCTCAGGCGCCCGGGGGTCAGGCAGCTCATCGCCAGCAGAGCCGCCGCCAGCGCCCTCGTCGTCGCCGTCCGTCTTCTTGGGGGTCGGGGGTTTGAGCCCCGCGAAGATCTGCCAGGGGACGGTGACGCCCGACTGTTTCTCGATCTCCTGCGCGATCCGGATGGCGTCCTCGACTTCGAGGCGCCGGGACGCGACAACCTCCTCGCGGTCGGAATTGAGCGACTTGCAGGCCTTGGCATAGGTCACCAGGCCCCTATCGAGTTTTGCTCCCCACGCTTGACATTCCTTCAGGTGGTCGATCCAGGGGAAGGCGGGCTTGATCCATTCGTGGCGGTATTTATCGCCCCGGTCGGTGAGTTTTCGCGCGGCAATCCACCCGTCGACCTTCCACGTGTAGACGAGGCGCGTGAGGCGGTCCTCAAGGAGGTTCTGGTAATCCTCGAACACGGCGAAGGCCTGTTCGAGGCTGGCCCGGGCCGATGAATAGTTCGATTGCGACCAATCGAGGAGCACCATCTCAAGCGGCAGGCCCAACGGCAGCCCCAGCAACCTCAGGAACATCCGTATACTCTCGGTGAAGTTCTTGCCCGGGATGTTGCGGTCGATGCCGGTCACCGATTCGCCGGGCTCGGCATGGAATATCAGCGCCGTATCGAGTTCGTGGAGGCGCGAGGAGAGGTCGCTGGTGTCGGTCGTGGCGTGCTCGGGGTCCTCGTCGCTGGTGGCATATGCCTCGGCGCCGGCGTCTTCGCGGGTGATGGCGATTGCCAGGCGCGCCAGTATCTGCCAGGCGAGGGCCTCGGAGTCGCAGACGTCGCTGATACGGTGGAGCATGGCGAACGAGGCCTGGCACACGGGGACGCCGCGCACCTGGCTCGGCCGGTCGAGGAGCGGCACGAAGAGGAAGTTTTTGGGCTTGATTTCGGCCGAGCTGGCCTTGTCGACCTGCCCCTGGGTGCCGTAGCGTGAGACATAGAACGCGGTGGGCTCGCCGAATGTATCGAGCTTGATGCCGTTGGCGTTGTCATTGGCCGCGATCTGCTCGGATTCAACGAGCTGCAGGCGCCCCTTCTTTGCCCCCTTGCCAATCTTGACCGCCCCGACGTCGCCGGTTAAGAGAATTTCGCGGCAGACCATCTGCTGGACCTGGCGCCAGGAGAGGAGCCCACGCGCCTCGGGCGCCGCCGACCACTCGCGCCAGAGCCCCTCGGCAGTGGCGTTCCATTTCTTGCTCGTCGTCCGGGCCTGGAGGCCGAAGCCGCCGCGGACGATGTTGGTGACGGCCCGGTCGATAAGGCCCCGGTAGAGGCCGTTGTCGCGCCGGAAGGCGCGGGACTGGTTGATGAGTTTGCCGCGGTCGTAGCGGGCGTGGTATTCCGCCGACCCGCCTATGGGGAAGCGTCCCTCGCGCCGCGCCTGGTCGGCAGAGCGATACCCGAGCGGCGTGTAGACATTGCGGTCGCGGACCAGGTCAGTGCGCCTCGTCATAATTTCGCCTTCCCCCGCGTGAACACCGACCGGGTGCCGGCGACGGCCTTGCATGTAGCGGTCTCCTTGGGAGCTGCCGCTTGCAGTATCTTGAGGTATTCGCGGATCTCGCGGGTGGAGTAGGCGGAGCCCGTCTCGGTCATCTCAGGGGAGAGCTTGTCGGAGACTTCCGCCAGGTGAAGGCGGAAGCGGGTCAGGCGCGCGGCGCCCGCATCGAAAGTGACGTAATCGGAAGACATCCAGGCCACTTGCTGTGTCCTCTGCCTGCCAGGGAGCGGGGCGGCTCGGCTGGGTGCAAAAAGAAAGGGCAGGCTGCGTGGAGATGCGGCTCCGCACAACCTGCCCTGATTTCTCCCGAGCGCGGATACCGGCGGTGGCCGCCGCCAGCATTGCACCCAGCCTTTTTCTTTTCTCCGTGTTTAACGGTCGTCGTTAATACAAGAGAAGACAGACCGGTGTGGGA